CACGAACGCCACTGTGTTGGGATGGTTCAAAACGGCTCTTTGATTGAACCATTTGCGTGTGTGCACATTAGGTGGTAATAAAGTGGTGTTTATTGTGCCGTCGTTTATTTTCCACAAAATTGTATACTCGCTCAATTCAATAAACGTGTTTATTAACATTTGTTTCAATTCATCGGCAAACATGTCTGTGTTAATACTCGACCCGAAACTAACGTAAATCACACGGCGACGTTTTTTGTTCATTAACATCTCCAGGGTGTCGTCCAATTTGACAAGGGTAGAGTTTATTAAATGTATTTTTCCACCCAAATATTGAACGCTCGGCGGTACGGCGCGATTGTTGTCGAATATTGGATGCAAGTTAAGCAATAACAACTCTACTTTGTCGCGCAGCGTTTGTACGCTGGGTGTGTTCGGACCGAATTGCTTTTTAAGCATCGCATCGGTCGTCTCTGTCAAAGTGGTGAATTCGCGACGCAGCCGTATTTCCTCTAATAACACATTGTCATAGCACACATCTCGAAAATAATCGCTTCGCCAAATGTTCGGATGGTGTATGGGATGACGCGATACAGCTCCCGCCGTCTCCAAGTTTTCCGCTAAACCATAGCCGGGAGCGATTTGAATAACGGGAGCCGGTGCGTACAGGTGGCCAAACACCAGCGCGTATTCGGCAAACGCCTCCACCACCACTGCGTCAAATTTGTTTGGCTCTTTTAAAAATTGACGCACTTCAGTGTTGTTAAATTGATCGGCGATCATCTCAATCAACCCCACATAGTTGCTTGCCGTTACAGTGGTTTGATCTGAAATTACGCCGCGTTGGCGAAATTTGGCCGATTGCAGCGTCAACTTGTTGTATTGTCGCTCGGACATATCGGCGTTGATTTGCACGATACGTCCACACTTATCGGTGTCGTTGTAGACGAGAAAAGGAACGGTGGGTTTAATTACGGTTATGTTGTGACACCGCGCAGCCAACGCCTCCACATACACCCGATACACGGAATGGTGGCTATAAACGGGCATGGGAAAAACGGCTAAAATATTAGCCGGTTGTATCAGTGGCATTACTGCTGCTGTTGCTGCTGCAATTGTCAATGTTATACCGCAACTTAATGTGGCGATTATCAAAAACAATGGTTTAAATAAATTATCACAAAACATTTCGATAGTTTAATATAAATTGTACGCTACAGATAGGTTGTTTGTTGTGTGATGACACATTTTGAACGTACGACCTAATTTATAGTCTTTTTAGGTCAAATTAGTCGCCTACGTAACACCACCATGACATCATCCCAATTACCGATATTATCGTGCTTGTACACAATGCAACGTGTCGACGCAATGTGGAATGCAATAGCGTACAACGACAATCGTAAATTTGCCTTTCGCACAATACACCAAAAATGGTTGCATCCCGATCATTATTTCAACACGGCCAACGAGCTACATTCGTACATTGTTCGACACAAAATCGTCGATGTGCACGTCAAAGCGTTGGACGATGGCGGCGGACGGGAATGGATAATCGATGCCGATTACAAAAATTGGACGAGCGACGACGATCTCATGTTGAAGATACGCATAGGCGCCACGGCGTTTCTTTTGTTTTTTGGCGAACACCACGTCTCCAGGGTGATGTTCAGCGGCAACAGAGGATTTCATTTGTGGTTGCGTTTTACGGACAAGTTTAAAACCACCGCTACCAACAGTGTACGAACAAATCGTTTCGTCGTGTTTCAACGTCCCGCTCGAGTGGATCAGGCTAATGTGCGCGCGGGAAGTTTCATTTACGCCGTTCAACGCGCCATTCAATTGTACAAGAGCGAAGTGCCCGAAAAGGAAGCGCAATTGGATATGAGCGCACTCACTTTGTTGTATTGGCCAGACGTGGACAAAAATATATTTTGCAATAGCAAAACTCAAATTCGAGCGCCCTACAGCTACAACTATAAGGGAGTAAAATTTTCGCGTTGCATAACAAACGAACTGTTGGACAAAATTAAAGAATACCAACAAAATGTTTCTTTTGCCGATTCTCAATTGGTTGACGACGAAAGGTAATAATTATATTTCTTCTTTTTACAATAATACCATTACTCCTACCGACACTGCTAACACTACTGTTGTTATAAATGACAAATTATTACACGATCAAATCAATAGAATGGAGGAGTTTTGCATTAAAATAGATAAAAAATTGAATTTGCTCGAGGCGAACGAAAAGAAAAAAATATTTTTACGCAATCGTCACGAAAGAATTGTGAGGTTGCCGCACGACACATCTAAACATCCACGTTTAGCGGTCTATTCGGAGAGCGTAGACGAAAACACCACCAAAATCGCTTTTGTCACGGGCCAAACTCAAAATTTTCGCAAACGTAAATTGCCGTTTGACGAGGACGACAACATGGAATTGGTGTTCGACGAAGTGCACGGCAATCCTTTGTTGGCCATTCAATGTATAAATGAACATTTCAACAACAACAATTACAATGTTCAAAAAAGAGCCAAACGAATGTTGCAAGTAGATTGTGAAATGGACACGGCCAAAAAAATTGTATCACAAGTTTTAAACAATAAAATAGATATTGATGTGTATACATATGTTTTATTTTATTTATTCACAAGTGTATGATCGTAATTATTGGTACGCACATATTTTTGTGTTTAATATATTTTTAAACAACTAAATCGATCATGATTGTCGACATAAAATTTTACACCACAATTTTAGAGTTGAAAAATACATGTCAACGAACATGTAGATATTTTTATGTTTAAAATTTTTAAGGTTAAAAAATAGATGTTAATAAACATATATATATTTAACACGTAAAATATGATAATAATTTTGTCAATACGTAATTGTGCGTTACAAGTTTGTTTCTTTGTGTAAATCACAATCAATATTAAACATCGTTATCATATAAAATGATGTCATCATATTAGCTAATTATGCTATACAAGTTTATTTCTTCGTGTAAACCACGATCGAGCGTATTAAATGATGTTATTGCTTAGTTGTGAGTTACAAATTCATTTGTACACGTAAAGCACGATCGGTGGTAAATGATGTCATCGTTTTTAATATATTATATTAACCCATTGTGAGATACAAGTTTATTTGTACATGTAAAGCACGATTGGATGTTAAATAATTTATTTTACATATAAAACGCTCACACGATTATTTTTTAGACTGATAATATTATTATTTTACATGTAAATTATAATTTAATTTATGTGCATGATCGTTGACATGTATTTTTCAACTTTAAAAATCAATTCAAAAAATTCATGTCAACGATCGCGATCAATTGGACCAGTTTAATTTTTCAAACATAAATTATGTGCATGTCAATGATTATAATTGTTTTTACTGTTTTAAATTTTTACCACGAAATGTGTGCACGTTAATTGACATGTATTTTTTAATATTAAAATTCAACTCAAAAAAATACACGTCAACGATCATGATTACTTCAATATTCAAAATCCATCAATTCGTACGCATTGACATCGATACATTTGTCGCTAGAGAAATTGTAGCTTTCCATGAGTTCAGCGAGATTTTCAAATCCTGTTAAAGTTTTCAATATATGTTTGGCTTCGTGTTTGTATGTGCATGAAGACAAATAAAAATAATATTCTTCAATAAACGACACCACTCCCATATCAGAGTTTAAGAACTCGATGTACTTTTGATTGTTCAGTGAACGCGATCCTCGGTACGCGTGAATTTTGTGAAAATTACACCACAACCAATTGGCTGTGGTGTAACACCATCGACACTGAAACAGTTTGTCGATTTCTAAATAATTTAAATATTCCACCGTTGCCGGAGTCAATTGACGTTTGTCGACAATATCAAAATTCTCGTCTTTCAGCTGTGGAAAGAGTTGACCTTGCGCGCCCATTCTCTCTAAAACCTCACCCAAATGGCCGATTTGCAAATTATTTTTGTCAGAGGCTAAAACAACTTTCTCGCGCAACACATCAATAGCAGTTTGTATGTCGGTTTTGTAATGTACAGCATACTGTTTTCTAGGCACAGCAATAGGTCTGCTATTATTTATGTGTCTGATAGACGGCAAAGGTGGAGGATGAAAC